GCTGTTTTCTGATCTGTCATCTTGAACAATCACCCTTGGGGACGACACACGAAACTGATCTTCTGGTAGTCGAACAACCACCGAACCGCATTAAGACGACAATCTGAGGCAAAGATAATTTACCGATCTCACGACCGGTAATAGTCCGAGGAACCGGCTCAGCGACAAAATCGCTGAGGTACCTGAAGCGGCCACCGGCGATGGACGTGAGTCCTTCGACGATCGCTAGTTGCTTCGGTATCGGCTTCTTCCTCACGGAAGTGCCGAATCCGATCCAGAGTGCTGCGGCGTCATCACGACGTGTCAGTTTCTTTGGTCGGAACCGGATGGTTGGGTGCTCCCAGCAGTACAGGTCTCGGTTCCATCGCACGAGCTCGCTTCCCGCAAGGGTTGCGAGCTCTGTGGTGTGGACGTAACCGTCACTGTCTTCACTGGGAGGCCCGACGACCAACCTTCGAACATCGCGCGGAATGTGGCGATGCAGAAGATCAACAGCGCGACGCAGCATATCGTCAAGCCTAGAACCACCGCCCACTGCACGATCAAGTGCAGATAAGCGATTGGCCAAGGAAGCGACGTGCTGAACTGTTGCGAGTTCTTTACAGAACACGGGCCTAACTCGGATTCCCTTGAGGTAGTCCTCTCCGCAGGATTCACGGAAAGGTCCAGATAGGTAGCTCTTTTCTTCATTTACTTTAAAACCTAGGAACACACACACGGATTGGAACAGTGCGCATGCCTCCGTCGGTAATACCACGTCATCTCCGAAGACTGTAACGTCAGAGGAGTCGAGGCCCAGATGCCGGCAAGCCGACTCTGCGATCGCATAGAAGATCAGGGTTTCCAGCTCAAAGGTGTAGCCATTTCCCATTGAAGAGAACTTCTGCCAAGGGCGGATCACTCCGTCCATCAGATAATTCTTGCTTCGCAACCTGTCCAGGTGGTCAAACCATTCGGACGGGAGCAACAGGCGCACGGTCTCTCGCGAGATTGTGTCGGAGGCCATCGAGAAATCGATAGTCGCCAGTTCGCCTGTAATGGAACCCTTGTGGGCTAACGCTTGGTTACGCAGCTGAGAATCCAGATTGATGTTGCAGTGCTTATAAAGGCGCTTACGCAACATCCCTCCAATCCCCAACTGGAAGTACACGTTAAAATATGGCTCAATAGCGATAGACCTTTCGGTCTTCGCGTTCTTTGGGACAAATGCTACTTTATTGTAGTCCACGAGTCCTAGCTCCGGCGCTTGCTCCTTCACAGGAGTATAGCGCCCCCAAACGTCGAACGGGTGAATACCTTGAAGGTACGCACGCCACTTGTCGTCATGGGCTAAGAGAGCTTCCGCATAGGGGAACGCATCGCTGGATACGGTCGGGCACTTTTCACTGAGCTTGAAATACTCAGTGGTGAAAGGTCCCTTCACGCACAACGTGGCCCCTGGGCCAAATCGGGCGAAGTCGAGTATTTCATCGACTTCAAACTTCCCCCGAAGAATACGTTGTTCGATCAATCGGATCGCGCTGTGCAACACTGCGTTTTGATCCGTTGAAAGGTCTTTTTGACCGTGAACAACTCGGAGATTTGCCTCGCGGCATCTCTCCTCCGCTTCAAAGAAGCGAAGCTTCGCCTTCTCGCGTTTGTTAAACGGCGAGTCGAAGAAGTCAAACTTCGAGAAGAGTTCCCCAACCAGTCTGTCCTGAAGGAGCAAATCGGCGGACGCATACGCTGTCGCGTCCAGACTGTCAGCAACTTGGAAGAGACCCGAGACATCCCGAGTGCGAATGCACTCGTTAAGAACGTCCCGAGGAATCTTCGTATCGTCACTTAGACCTGAAGCGAGTACGGACAGGACATCCCACGGTAAAGACCGCTGGACGTCCGGTGGGAGCTTACGCCCCCACTTCTTTTCAAGGTCCTTAGCGGACCAGCTTTTCGTAAGCATTGCGCTTCCAAAAGATCTGAGCGAAAGGTGTATAAACCAGTTCCTCTCCACGCCGTGAGGCGCGCACGAGCGGGACACTAGCGGCGCTTGCGTTGTTCGGAGGTCATAACTCTCCGATGCAAGTAGTCCACTAGCACCTTGATGCAAAGGAAAAGAACTTTGTTCAACATCTCTGTACTCCCTGTCGTTGACAACAACTGAGCCGAAGCTCAGTACGAGAACCGCGATTAAGCGGTCGCCAACGGCAGGCGCTGGTCCTTCACGAGGGCCGGCCAGGCTGCATCAGCCAGGGCCGCCTTGTGAAGCGTCATCGCCGCGTCGATTTCGGTCGACACAGCATCAGCTCGAAAGCTGGTGCTGGTGGTGATGATGCCGATCAGCTCACCCGTCGTGTTATCCACGCGGGTCTCCTTCAGCTCCGACTTGGCCATGCCGGGGAAGTCCTTCACGCGCTTGGGCGCAGTGCGCTTGAACGCGAGGGTGTCTTTATCCCCGGTGTAGTCTCGCAGGAGGACGACATCCTTCTCAGTGGAATGGATGTCGAAGGGTTGCGTATTGATAGTCTTGGTCATTTTCTGAACTAGAACTTGGCTCGGATCCGCTGCAGCATTAAAGCCGCAAAGTCACCTGACCGCATTGCATTAAAACCCGAGCCTAGGCCCGGGTGACTAGGTATCGCGGCGTCCCAAGGGTCCCGACGTTTCACAACGTTGGTTCTTAGGAACGCCCCGTTCCAAGACCACGACCACGTAGTCCCCGATGGAACACCCACATAGGGGTGGTACACCGAAGGCTGAATGGCCGTAACGATGGTCTCACGAGTGCTACCCCAAGCACTCAAGGTTTTGGTAAGTCCAGCTGGCTGGATGGCATCAAGATACCTTCCGACTCCAACGAACCAATCCGCGACAAACGACCAGGGCATTAATTCCCAGGCCGCGCTAAGCGGACGAGTCAATCCGAGTTGCGCCAACTCACGCGTATATGGGTCTGACTCATAGAGCAGCCCATACCGAATGTCGTAAGTCCTCGTAACGACGGCCAGAAGGTCGTACGTTCCATAGTAACCAGCCGATACAGCTTTAACGCTGCTCGACTGGCCTTGGACAGAAGCATTCCCACGCGCCGTAAAGCGCGGGTTCCACTTCCTCATGAGGTTCTTACAAGCACCTTCGAGATCACTCAGCAAAGGCATCACACCATAACGACCCACTAGATAGACATTCGCCATCCGCTTATTCAGGCTTTCGCCCGAAACGGAGACAGAGCCACCAGTATGGCCATACCGAAAGATCGGCTCACCTCTCCTGTTAAGAAGAGGCCTGCCTTTCTCATCGAAGAGAGCGGTCTTAACGACCCGATCTCGTGTGGTATGAGCTCTTGCGCCTTTGGTAAACAAATCCAACAGCGCATTACCAATATCGCGATGCAGGTTCTTGGTTTTTGACCATTCACCAGCAAAAGCGAGAACGTTGACGTCAGTCGCGTTCACATTAGCAAGGGCTGCGATCTGTGCATTGCGCACAGCGTCATCAAGGCCCGAAAGACTCACCTCCGGTAGCGACCAGCTGTTAAGCTGGTCGTTTATTTGGAAGCGGTCCCAAAGATGGTCCTCAGAGTACGTAACCGCACCAGAGCTGTTATAGCTCCGGTGTGCAAGGTTCGCCACATCCGAGATGATCACCTCAGTTTTCGAGCTCAAGAAAGGATTGTTAAAGATCTCCCCAGCGGCGGATCGCCGGCGAAACCTGGCAATTTCAGTATCATAGGTCTGTACACTCTCGAAAGAGGGTAAGACTTTTGACGCATTCGTTACCAAGCTCCCATCGACTCTGACCTGATGAAGGCCATTTAGATTAGGGGTTGAGCGATTGCGATACCTTCCATATTCCATTTGGATTTCTCTAGATTGCCCAGAGAAGGAAGGCCCAGGC